CGGACGCGCTCGATAGCCAATGAATCCATCTGCAAACTCACCCCCGCAAAGCATTTGCACGGAAGGCGCAAACACGATGCGGAAGAGAGGTTCGTCGTAGGGATTGGAGCCTCCGACCCGTTTCATCGTTTCAGGGGTAGGGTATCCGAGCCAGTGTGTCGGCTCAGATACCACCCCATCGACTTGAATCAGGCTACTCAAAGGCTTAACTCTGCCCCAGAATTCCGCTCGGAATTGCAATTCCAGAAGCGAAGGCGTTCTCACGAGTCTGCACCATTCCGAGCTGCATTTCCGTGACCATATAGAAAACGACTGCCGATGCCTGACCGCCGCTTGCGCCAATCACGCCGAACAGAGTCTGACCTGCGACATCGTAGAAATCGTCAGCTTTGGTCTGAATCTGGAAAGCGTTCTTGAGCGCGAGGAAGTCAATGTATCCGGGCAGCGCACGAGGGTTGGGAAGGAATTCCCGACCGCCGATTGTGGAAGGTGTCTTCCGCTTGAGCATGTCCACCGACTCGTCGCCCTTGAGCTGCGCCATGTCGATGTGCTGCACGAGAAGCGCATTCTGTTCCCATGCGGCAAGCTCAGACGGGGTAGCGTGAGCCACCAAGTCTTCCTCAGCGGTTTCCATGCCCTTCGAGAACTCCATCTGCGTCTGCAATGCGCGGACAATCTGAGGGGTCAGAGCGCCGTTCACTGCCACAGAGGGAGTGTTGTACTTTCCGGGCCACGCGGAACGCTGTACGCCCATCCAGTTGCCTGTGTTCGTGCCAACCTGATAGTAGCGAAGGCCGAACATGCCGGAGTTGGCTTGTCCAGACGAGCCGGAGACGAGCAGCTTCATACCAGCGGTGATAACGCCAGTCGTAACGCCGTTCGCAAGCCAGATGGTATTGGAGAGGATGTCCGAGTCCTGCACGGTGATGGTGGCAACGAACGTGCCGCCAACCGCCGTCCAAACGTCGATATCTTGGTCATCGAGGAAGAAGTTGGCGTTGTTGACGACGATGCCAACCGTGTTGCCACCCTCTGCGACGAGCGAAACGACGGTGTCGAGCGTGTTGGAGCCGTCGCCCTGAAGGGTGATGTCGAGGAAGTCGGCAAACAGCTTTGGAGCAATCGAGCGGGTGAGCGTGGCGAAGTTCTCAATCGCCTTCTCGTCCGAATCGGTTGCGTATTCAGCCTGACGGGTGTAGCTGAAAGCGTGGATAAAGCAGGTCGTGGTTAGCTGACCGGGAACCTGAGTCGGGCCAGAACCGATGCCCATGTCCTGGCCGTTCATGTTACCTACACGCGGCTTACCACCACGGGAAGGCATCGTCGGGATACGGCACGGACGGTCAGAGACAGGCTTGACGGATGTGTTTTTCTGGATGCGCTTGCGGAGAACGGATGCGGAAAGCGAAAGGTCTTCGAGTTCCGGGCGGACGTACTCTTGCTCGGAAGCGAGAGCTTGCATGGAGTTAGCGATGCCCATAAGGAAACCTCAAATTCAAGATTCATCCTCATGGCGTACCCTTCTGGGGTTTAGTCATGCAAGAAGCACTGCGGCGAATTGTGGCTTACTCCGTCAATCTTTAGGAACTGACTTCAGCCGTTCGCTTTGCAACTGTTACCGAATACATTACCACACTGCTACTTTTGACCCCACTGGACGGGGTTCTTGCGCCCGACAATGTATGCCTGGCGCTTCACAAGCATATGCTGTGGAGTCCGCGCAAGATCAACTTTCAGTCCCTGTGTCTGCGGTGCGCCAGCGATGCGCTCGTACTTGATTGCGCCCTCTACGGCTGGCCTGGCGGTCACAGCGGGTTTTTCCGCGACTGCCGCTGGCCTGCCCTTCCGCGCCGCCAGAACATCGCCCACAATCCGCTTGGCCGCGCCCTGAATAATCTTCTTATGTTCGGAATTGACGCGCATAACCCAAGATTTCTGGTTATTCGACTTGAGGTAAGCCTTGAGGTCGCGCTGGTAGGCGGAATTGATACTTACTCGCGCATTGATTTCTTCGCGCATGGCCGTCTCAATTCTTTTGTCTTCACCGGGCAGCAATTTTCCATTGCCGATAACTTTTTGCGTTTCGGAAATCATCAGATTTCGGGAAGTTGGAGCAATTGCATCGTTCCACTGCCTATCCCGCAGTTCCATCGCAGCATCTTCCTGATTTGGCTGGGTCTGGGTGGCCTCTGGCTTCTTTGCCTCTGGCGAAACAATGGGCTTCCGCGCCATTGCAAAAATCTCCCCAAAAGCTCCTTTGATAGCCTTATAGCCTTCGATAAGTTGCTGCACGGAAGGGTCATCGCTCTGTTGCGGGATGATGCGGTCAAGCAACTTGAATTGCAGCGGCAAATCTCGTTCTGCAAAGTAGCCTTCCACAGCCTTTGCAACGAGGGTGGAATAGCCATCTGGGTTCACTTCCCAAAATTTATTAAATGCAGCCTGAACAAGTGCCGGAAATGCTGCGGGGAAGGTTTCAGCGATATGGCTGACAACATCGGGGTCGCCAGCCTCAATCTTATGGTCGAAATCACGATAAAACTGACGTTCACTGAGTGTATCTTCGATGACCTGCTCAATCGGCACGGCATCGGGCGTCTCGGAGTCGGCAGAGAGCCGCTTTACTGACTCCAAAACAGCGTCAATGCCCTTCAGCCCTTCAGGATGGCGCTTGCTCACCTCCGTGGAGTCATAGATGGCTTTACGAACTTGCGCTACGGTCTTAGGGTCTTTGCCCTGAAAGCTGTCTTTGATGGATTTCCATAAGGGGGCGCCAGAAAGAGCCTCGCCGCCGGCAGTTTCAGTTCCTTCGATGGGTTCAGCGCCCTCAACAGGCTCAGCGCCTTCTACTGGCTCAATTGCTTCTTCAATGGGGGCGTCTACGATTGCTTCTTCTGGCATTGTTTTTCCTCACTCTTTAGGAGTTCGAGATAGTCGGTCATCATGTAAACGATTACGGGCCGGTCAAAGGCTATGTGACCGTTCGGTAGAGTAACCAATTTTGCATTTTCATATTTCATACTGTTCCCGTTCCCGGCGTACCGGGTGCTGCTGCGTTCTTTGCTACTCCGGGCTGCGCTTCTGGCGCGGCTTCGATAATTCCAGCTTGCTTGTTCATTTGCTGTCTAGCGGCTGGGTCTTCATCCTTGAAGTTAATGCTCTCACTCGGCGGCTTCATCTGCTGCATCGCCGCTGCTTTGGCTGCTGCCTGCTGTGCAAGGAATTGGTCATGCACGCCTTTGTGGAGTCTAACATTCTGCACGCCCAATTTAGCTTGCTCGATTTCCGCAACCTCACCAATGTTCTGCCGAATCCAGCAATCCTCACTCGACAAATACTCCTGGCACTTCGCTGATTCCCATTGGTGATAGTCGTCCGCTTCCGGCATGAGCGAAGGTAGCGAGGGTGGCGGTGGTTGATATGGAGGGTCAGGCAGTCCTTGAGCGCGTGACAATAACGCCTGCGCCTGATGTTGTTGGTTGTACTGATCGAAGGCGGGATTTGGAGTGGGCGGCTCACGCAATAGAATCTCCAACTCTCGCGTTTGCTTTTTATATGCAATTGCAGGAGTCAGCACCAAATCCGGGTTGCCGTTCAACTGCAAGAACTCCTGCCAATTATCGGGCGACTCGAACAGTGTTTGACCTAGTGGAGACTTCGACGCCATTCCGATAATGGTTTGCAGATTTGCACGCTTCGATGCCGTTGTCTCTGGGAAACTAGATTCCGAAATATGCGCGTGGAACTTACCCTTTTTCAAACGCTCTAGCTTCAGCGTGACATTCTTGCCGTCGCCCGAAGTAACGACGATTTCTTGTCCGTGGTCGGGATTCTCAGACGCAAGCAATGCCGCCTTTGTGTAGATTCCGCCAAACATCCGCTGAAGCGATGCCCATGCCGGGCCCAGCATCCCCATTGCCTGACTTCTATCCATTGCCTGACCGCTTGCCGTCTGGTCGGGCTTAGATTGCCCTTCGAGAGCAGGGAGAGCGCCTACAAGCTCCTGCGAAAGCATCCGAAGTTCGGTAATAGCTTCATCAAATCCTGCGGGAGATTCCGTCTGCGGTTCGCGGTAGAAACTTTCCTCAATTGGATGGCCAGGGTCTGCCGACTTCAACAGAACGCAATTACCGGGCTTACTCCGCTGGTCAACAATCGCGTCGTAATCCTCAGCATCGCCACGGAAGTAAGTAAAACTCCAGCCCTTCTCGTAATTCTCGCGCTTGGCGTTCATGTAATCGTTGAACGCATCCTGCACAACCTTGTCCGGCTCCATCAGAGCGCCGCCGCTCATCCCATCGCGCTCAACCGGAAACCCAACGTCCAGCGCATCATCAGGGCACTCGTTCCAAGCCTCTGAGTACGTCTTGCCGATGTATTTGACATGCGCCCCATCAGGGAACAGCATCTCCATCATTTCCTGAATGGTTTTCGTGCCGTCCGACATCTCGCCATTCGGAAGTTCTCCGGTGTATGGCTCATCCATCGACTTGTCGGTAAACCCATCAGGTCGGAGAAAGCAGTTCATCTCCGTTGTGAGGTACGACAGCGCCATTCCTGTTAGGTAATACGATTTCTTCGCTTGCCTTGCACCGATGCGGGCGTAGCGTTCCCAATCGGACTCGCCTAAACCAGCCTCACCCGGAGCGATCTTATCCTCAATCCAATCGTTCTGCGCCTTCGCCGTGAGAGCGTCTAAATCGTCATACAGAAAGCAGTACAGCGCATCGCAAAACTCATCGCAGACAATCGGAACCTTTGACTCTAGCGTTCCGTAGATGCGCGTTGTTTCCATTGAGCGCGGCGAACCATCAGCGTTACTACCAAACTTAGCTCTCGACTTTAGGGTTGATGTCCAAGCCACGCATCTTCCAGAAAGCTCGAACATCCTAGCGATGTCCTGCTGGATTTTCTTGATATCGTTGTTCTGGTCGAAGAGATGCCGGAAACCCTCCGCAGTCTCGGCCGCTTCGATATCCTCACTCTGTCCCGGTCGGTCAGGCGTGAAGTCCACTGCAGGCTCATTCTGAGTAAGCACCGCGTCAAGCGATCTGCGGCGGATGCGGAAGATGTTGTACGCACCCATAAACTCAGGACATTCAATCGATTGACCGTTGCCGATGTTGACATACCCACCTGCCGTTCCAACCTGATACACGCCCGTTCCCCAATTTGGGTAAACGTGCTGCACCCCATCATCGTAGAAGCGCAGGATTCTATCCATCAGAACTTCGATACGACGGTCGTACACATCCCGCGCTTGATACTTCTTCACGAGGCGGTCAAACGCATCTTTCAGAATTTCAGGAAGGTCGCGGTTATTCTGCCCGTAGGTTGGCGGGTCATCGCTTTGCGGCACGGAAACGGGAGCGGCTTCGTCGGCAAGCTGCTCCTCCATTTTTGATTCATCGACAATGGCGCTAGTGTCTGTAACGCGAACCTCCGCTCAGTTCGTGAATCCGTTTAGCTTTGTCGAGTCTATCAACAACTTCCTGCGCCTCAAGAATGGCTGCAACCGCTCTTTCCAGCGTTCCACAACACACCTTCGCGCCCACCGGGACAACCGATAGGCAATAGGGACAACTTAGCTCTTTCTCCATGTTGTCGGCCCACATCGAGGCCATCTGCTCGCGAACAAACGCGATTTTCTCCACCCCCGCCTGATACTCAGGGTCGGCGGCGTTGGCATCATTCACTACTTGATTGAGAGCGTCGTCGTTCATTTACGCATTCCGGCATAGCCCTTCGCCGCACGAGCATCGCGCCTAGTCTGCGGGTCTTTTGAATCCAGCGCAGAGTTTATACGCTTGGCTCCCAATTTCTCGCCCTGCGGAACGCCTAACTCAGCGTGAAGACGCCCCGGATGCGAAGTCCATGAACCCTTCGCTCCGAGGTCTACCGTCTTCGTTTTCTTCTTGTCGTAGAGGCCAGCCATACCGCCTCCGCCCTAGTACAGAACGTGCGTGGTCGAAGCGTAGGCAGACCCCGGCGTGGCATTGTTGTACGACAGCGCACCCGGAATCCCAAGCCAGTTCAAAATGGTCACGTTGGCTGAGAGGCTGTTGTAGCCCGTAACAAATGTGGTGAAATTGGCGTTGGTCGCAATGCCCGCTGCTTGGCAGAACTTCGCATCACAAACAACAAGACCGCCGCCGTAGGCAGTTGCCGCTGTTGCTGCTTCCTGCAAGCCAAAGTCGCCAGAGCGAACTAGGTCGCCCTGACCGTGACCGAAGCCGAAGGCCGCAGTGATAATACAGGTTCCATAAATCGTCGGCGTGGGATTCGATACGCTGGTAGGCGTCACCGTCTCAATCGACGTTCCGCTGCCAATCGTAATCGGGATGCCAGCAACAGGCGACACAGCGCGACCATCAGGCGTGTACACCACACCCAGCGCCAGCGTGATCGCATAGGTTCCCGATGTCGGGTTTCCAGCAATAACCTGAAACGCAGGGGTTTCCGGGTTTACGCCGTAGGCATAGTTGTATGCGTTGAATTCAGCGGAATACTTCGTGAGTGCCATGTTTTCTCCTATTTACTGCATTCCGCCCATAGGCGTTGACTCTTCTGCGTGCTGCGGTTTGTCTTCCGAACCCTCTTCGCCGCCCATAAACGCTTTCAGCCCGTCGCCCATCTCTTCAGGTGAGTCGTGCTCCTGCGTCTCTTCGTGCGTGCCGTCTTCATGGATGCCGTGCGTGTGGCCGGTAAAGCCATCGTGCTTAGCATGGTGATGCTTCGATTCCGGCTCGTGCTCGTGTGCGATGTGGGTGGTCATGTGGAGTAGGTCGGGATGCTGCTCTTCCTGGCCGTCCTTCATGGTGTGGTAAGTGCCGTCGCCATGGTCGTGAATCTCCATCGGAGAACCGGCCTCTTCATGTTCGCCCTCAGGCTTGGCTTCAGCGGGTTGGCGCATCTTCGACATCCCATCCTGCATCGACTTCATGCCGCCGCCCGGATTCATCAGCTTGTTCAGTCCCATAGCCATTAGTGGGCCTCCGCAATCTTCAAAGCAGCATCCGCGTCCTCGCGGGTGCGGTAAGTGCCAAGTTCAATGTCGCCCTTACGCAACTCAAAGCCGTCAGCGACTTCCACAATCGCATACTCGGAAGTGATGGGCGCGGAATCAGGAACAGAAGCATCCTGCGGAGGTATGATGGCAGGAATCGGCAAGCCACCTGAAATTGGTGTGCCGTCGTGAGTTCCTATGCCCATCGCAAACTTAGCAGCATCGGGATTGGCCGACTGGCTCACATATTCCGCACCAATGCCGTAGGGGTCACCTTCACCAGCAAAGCCAGTGTCCCAAAATTCGTTGTAGGATGAGCCGCCGTCGCAATGCTGCGGAGCGCCGCGCAGATGGTCAGGCGTGGCTTCTGTGTCGGGCAATCCCAAACACTTGCGTTCCGCGTGCCCGTCAGTCTTCACAGACCCCGGATTCATCTCTTCAAAGGTTGCCATCAGTTCTCCTGTTGCTTCTCGCGCTTCATCTGTTCCGCATTAACCTGCTGCTCGAAGAGTCTCCGCACGTCGCCAGAGTTCTTTGCGTGAATAATACCATCATCCGGCTTTGCGGCTTGCAAACGGAGTTTTTCAACAAGATTTTCGTAGCGGTTCTGCCATTTGTTGGAATCTTGGAGATAGCCCTGCGCTTGGATGTTCATCTCAGCTAGTTTTGTGGCCCTGTCAGCCAACTCAGCCTGAGCATCGCGTAGATTCAGAGCAATCACAACGCGGCTCCAGCCCAGAAGCCCAGCGAGTACCGCAAGAATTACTGCCGCCCAGACCATGCGCTTCCCCTCCGCCGCTTATTCTCTGCCTCGAACTTTAGCATCGCCATGCCCTTCGTATGCATCGGCTTGTCGCCAAGGCTATCATAGAACTCATGCGCCCTCACCGACAAAGGTGCTTGAAGGTTTGCCGTGTGCATCGAGTATGCCCAATAGCGCAGGAAATCACCTACGTCATCCGCCTTTGTGGGCTGCTTCCAAACATCCTCAGCGCGGCCCGGATGCTTCGTATCTCGAATAAGCATCGGAACTGCTTCAATCGTGTCCGTGCAGCGAGAAGAAATAAATATCAGCGGGGTCTTCAAAGAGTAACCCCCTGCTTCCTTATCAAAGTCGTCGTCCAGCCGCGTCGGGGCCATCTTTCCCGCCAGCACATCAGCCGTTTTCTTCATCATCGCGTACAAAAAGCGCCAACCGCCGATACGCCCGTTAGCCGCTTGTTCTGCCCACGGCAACCCCGCCAGCCGCAACTCTTGATTGATCGTATCCGCCGTACTGTGGCCTTTGGAGTCCTTTTCCCACGCGTCCACAGACAGAAAATAACGCTTCATCTGCTTGCGCTCGTTCTCGTCCATCATGCCGACCAACTGTCGGATTAACTCGCCTTGTTCTGTCTCCTGCACTACATGGTCGCGCGTGAGCACCCAAACTTCCACAGGCTCGTCAATCACAACCCCAAAAACTTCATGGAACAGCTTAGGCGCAACCTTCCCTCCAGTCCCCCAGCCGCACGCCGCATGATGAACGAAACCGTCGTCATGACCTGCCCATCTGGGCCACCACGGTTGCACAAGTTTGGCCTCTTGCTGCGCCGTAAGTATCAGCTTCGATTCGTCCCAAACCCCGGCGAAATACTGCCCAGCGAAGCTATCGAACGAGCCGAGAAGATGGCCGGCGCGGAGACTCTGTGGCAGCGCATTAAGTTTGCGGCCTTCAGCCGTCCTATCTACGAATAGCTCGAATCGTTCTTCGCTGCTCATCGCGTAGAACTGCTTTGCGGTCAATCCCAACCCACTGAACCATACGAAATTGTCCCACCCAAACATGTGCACAAACTCATAGTCGGTTGGTCGTTCTCCGCCATGAAAGCGCCGCTGTGCGAATACCCTTCTCAGGAACTCAGTACCCACACCGCCAGGATTGAAGAATAGCGCCGTTTTGCACTCACCCAAAGCTGTATCCGGCCAGCGGTTGCAGGTGTGCATAATCTGCAATTCGTACTCGCTGAACTGCTCGGCTTGGTCTACAAAAAGGTCGTAATACTGCACACCCCAGAACTTACGATCCACTTCCTGCTGATTCTCGGCATAGGCAAACACGATGCGAGAGCCGTTGGGCAATCTAAATTCATGGTCGCCAGCTCGCCAGTAGTCGCGCAACTCAGGCCACTCGCGCATGAATTCGTCCACATGGTTGCGCTTGACCTCATCCCACACACGCCGAACAATGCACCCATCCGTGCCGGGTCGGTTCTGGCGGCGGTCGAGCATGATGCGACGGATAGCAGCGCTCTTACCACCCGCACGACTTCCGCCTCCGCCAATCCACGTCGCAGCATCAGGCCCGGTGCGGTAAATGAGTTTTCCGAGTTCTAGTTGCTTCGGTTGGAGAGAGAGTGTGATTGGAGCCATTTACCCGCCAACTGGACAGTCTTCGCCTAATCCGCATCCGCAATCATGGCTAGCTATTTCCGCGCGGTACATATCCAGCAGTGCGTCGAAGTCAGACGCAACACCCAGCCAGAACCATTGCCAGCCAACACCTCCCATTTCGAATGATTGTCTAGGAATTGTCGCTCTACCTTCTCAGGGTCGAACTCAAGGGGTGCGCTCATCTTGCCTCCAAAGTCAGTTGCGTGTTGGTCATGTCGTAGATGCGGTATTCAGGGTCAAGCGGCCAACCTAAAACGCGATAAACCCACTTGAAAATTACGCGGTCTCCATCCTGCCAGATGCGCCAGAAGAACCAATCAGGATGCGGATAACCTTTAGAGATTACGACCCAACCGCCAAGCGAAAACGGTGCAGTATTTGTGAGTGTAATCGTTGATGTGAATTTGTCAGCCAATCCAATCGTCATTTTGACGCCAACCCATGCCGTACTCATTGGGTACAGTATACCCGTTTTGGGTGGTCAAGTACACCCAACTAGCTCACATGAGCAATGACTGAACCGGGCCCTGCGCCACTCGCAACCGCCCAGTAATAAGCATAGCCCAGCGTGTCCTGATAGCTTGTGCCAGCCGTAGGAGTGCCCACAGAAACACCATTTTGCGGCGCTCCACCTGAACCACCCGTAGGCGGCGTGTTGCTGCCGTAGATCGTTGCCCCAATGCCCACACACTGAAACGTGATGCTCCGCCGCGCAACCGCACCCGAATCCAGCGGCGCAATTACGCGCGAAATCGACCCCATAGCAATTGTGTCCGTCGCTGAAAACAAAGGCGTTGTCGTGCCTGAAGAGACTTGAATCGTGAGCGGCCCGTAAGGGTTGAAGAGTGGCATCTATTCCTCCAGAATCGACTTCGTAACGAATTGTATAGGAGCGCCGTCCTTGCCGGTGTGCTCATTCAAAACCTTGTCCCCGTACTTGCGTGGGTTTAGTTGCCCGATATGCCTGGAGATGGTCTGCACAATCAGCGTAGATCGCGCCACATTATCCCCTGTACGCGTCTCGCGACCATTCTTATCGCTTTCGGTTACAACTTCACCAAGTAATGGGGTTAGCGCATATTCGGTGCGCTCATCCGCAAGCATATCGGCTCGCATCTCACGCGCACGCGCGGACTGTGCCATAAACTCTGGATTCTCTTCCATCCACTTGTAAATGGTTCCAGTGCAAGGGATTGTCTTGTTTGGGAATTCGTTTGCTAAGTCCTTGAGAATAGATCTCATACCTTTAACTTCAGAAGACCAACGGAAGCAAAGTTCATCCGCTATCTCTTGGTCGAAAGGAGTTTGAGGTCTACCGCCAGCCATAGGGGCTAAGGATATCAGACAGCCACGAGAAAATAAATGCCATTTATCCCTTGACTCGCAGATAATTGATGGCTTATATTCACCACATGGAGGAAACAAACATGACACTCGATGAGCAGATTATAAAGGCAGGAAAGGCCACCGCACAGGCATTACGCGCTGTTCGTGATGCACGCAACGCTTCCCAACTTCAACATGGTGGGGCTAACTTCAGCAAGACTACAGACGCGCTCAATACGGTTGCTGACCAAATGGCAGAGCTTTATGAGAGGTTGGAACTTGAGATTGCAGCTTCCAATCGTAGCGAGGTTCAGGCGCACTCGAACAAGATGGAATCTCTCACATGCGCATAACTCACTATCTTGCTAAGTTCGCGGTGGTGCTTCGGCTGCTAGATCGCCACCGCGATTGCAAAACATGTGGTGGTTGTATCTGGTCTGGGATGCAGGCCACCTTGTTACTCAGTAATGGCAAAGAACTTGGAATTTTCTGCTGTCGAGAATGCTTGGATGAGTATTATGTCGGTGCCCCTGTGGAGGCCAAATGAAACCATCACCCAAGCCCGTAGGCCGTCCCCCAAAACTATACCAGTGCCTCACTTGCGAGAAAATCATGGGCGCGGCAGCAGTGCGTATCCATAAGTGTGAGTCATAGGGGTAAGTAAGCAAAAGGGTTAGCGCGAGGTTCTGGCGAGTTCTTCGCGACCCTGACTGCATCAAACGTCTTAGAAATGTGAGGTCACATGATTATCATCATCCTGCTCGTGCTCGTGATTATGAACGGCGTAGGCTTTGGCAATGCGGCTCCCGGTGGCTGGCGCTATGGGTACGGCGGTTTGGGCCTCATCCTCTTCGTCCTGCTCATCCTAGGCGTGCTGGGCATCATTCCTGGAGTCAAGTAGGCTGAAGGCCATCCTCGCTAGTCAAAATACAGGGAAGACTCGCACGCCATTAGCTACCGCAACCAAGTCCAGATTCAACTCTTCGCAGCGCTTCTCTAACTCCGCAATCCTATCCAGCAGCTTGATTACGGCTTCTGGGGATGCCGCTGCTCGGAAGTCACTGAATGCTGCAAACTGCGGGTCAGGGTGGGGCACGAGATTGACGCGAATAGGACTATCAATTTCTGCCTGTGCCAGCGCTCTCAGTTCATCATTGGGGGTCATAAATTCTCCGTTTCTTAGGAGCATAAGGGCATCCCTGCGCGTGGTCGTATTCGTTGGGGAGCTTCTTCACACCTTTGGGCTTCATTGGTTGCGCGCAATGGCGGCATAACTTGTAAACCGGAGCATCATTGGTCATTGGGTTTCCTCTCGGCTGCTACAAGTTGGTCAATGCGCTGGAGAAAGTTAAGGTAATTATATACTTGACACACAGGGAGGTTCGGAGTAGCGTAGGTACATGGACGCTCCGAACACACTCCAGCAAGCAATAGTCTACTTCTCTGACCCCGACCGGGCCTTCCAATACGCGCTGAATCTGCGCTGGCCGGATGGTCTGGTAACTTGCCCGCGCTGCGGCTCCGATAAGCACTCATTCGTGAAGACCCGCCGACTCTGGCACTGCAAGGGCTGTAAAAAGCAGTTCACCCTCAAAGTCGGCACAGTGTTCGAGGATAGCCCGCTGGGACTCGACAAATGGATGTGTGCGTTTTGGATGCTCTGTAATTGCAGGAATGGAGTCAGTTCGTGTGAGGTCGCCCGCGCTCTGGATATCACGCAAAAATCGGCTTGGTTCTTGCTTCATAGAATCCGCGAGGCCATGACCGATAAGACTGGAACGAAGCTCGGCAATGTTGGCCCTGTCGAAGTATTCGTGTTTCATAATGGCCTCACCTAAGAGGATAGACCATGCCGTTAGAAGGCGACGATCATAAAGATAATGCCAGCGATACTGCCCACCAGATAGCCTCCAACCAAGGCGGCGAATCCGGCTCCGGCTTGCCGCCCGCTGCTGGCCCTGCGAATCCGCCACCACCCCCACCCAGCGAGAATCATGCCGCCAACGGCTCCAATCAGTGGCGCGAGAATACCAAACTTGGCCTTGAGATAGGCGGCTTGTTTATCTTGCTTATTTACACTGTGTTCTCCGCGCTCCAATGGGCGCAGATTCGCTGGACCAATCGCCTGACTAGAGAAGCTCTGGACGGGAACAACTCGGCTCTCCAGCAGACTCTTGGAAGAATGGATTGGCAGGCGCAGGAAACTCACGAAATAGCTAAACAAACTCTCACGCAACAACTCCAGACCACCAAAATTGCGAATGAGACGCATGACCTCGCCATTGCCACCAGAAGCGAGGCCGGAGCCGCTGAGAGCGCGGCTGGTACTGCTGCTGCCGAACTCACTATGTCGAATCGTCCGTGGGTATCCGTTGAGGTAGAAATTGTCGGGCCGCTCACTCATGTGATGTGGCCGGGAACGGGCGGAGAGTTCCTTCAATTGCCTTTGAAGTTTCACTACAAAAACACGGGAAGAACGCCGGCCTTGGCTGTAACTTCCGATGCGCGGATTATCCAGACCAGATTCGGATATTCTCCAGGACTCAAGGACGATGCCACCCTGAGCGATTCCAGGAGTTTTGCTAGGGGTGGAAAGTCTATCCCGGGAACAAATTCCGGTGCCGAACTGCGAGATGTTTGCAAATCGGGGATTAGTCCCACCAAAGTACGTCAGATGGATGGGCTCAACTGGGGAAGATTGTTGGCTGGCGACGGAGGCTCCTACGATGACTTCATCAACATTCAAACCCCGCTGACCCAATTTGATCGCGCTGGTCTTACTCTGAAGGGACGCGTGTCCGATGTTCCCATGCCTCTTACCGTAGTGGTCTGCACCTCCTACAGAGCTACCTTCAACGATGACACTCATCAAGTCGGAGGGGTCTACATATTGGGACGAAGGGATCCTGCAAGTCCGGGTGGGATGGATGGCATTAACCCCTTCGACAAGACTCCAATCCTTCCCAAGGATTTGGGTTGGATGCGGAGCGTAGCCAATGCGGGATTTTCTAACTAATCCTGCAAGCGCAACCCCAATAAGCACACACAGCAAAAGCACTAGCCCTGTCACGGCAAACCCAGCATGACCTAAAGAGGCTTGTGCGTCAAGTATATGTTTACCAAAGTTAAGCCGCGCAGTCGGGCGTCCTTCAACTTTTCCGCCTAAACGAGCCACGGCCATATTCAGCACGCCATCACGCATCGCAAGCTCCGATTCAAGCGGCCCTAGAACCTTCTCGGATTGGGCAAGAATATGCTCGTAAATGCGGTTGTACTGATGAACCGTGAGATCGAGCGACAGATTTACTTCGTGCATGATGCTTTCAGTAAGTCTTCCTGCGGTCGTGTTTGGCGTTTCCATTTTCTACTCCATTCTCCGCGTCTATCGTGGTTTGGTTTCCAGCTTTAGCAGGGCAACTCGCACTACACGCAGCTTGCGTCGAATCTTCACGCCGCGCAGAACTTCCTCTGCACGCTCGCGGTTCTTGAATATCGCAAACTGCCCATCAAAGGCTAGGTAATCGCCGTTCTTGTCTACGATGCCATGCGGCTCTATTTTCTCGCTGCTCATACCCATTACTCCTTGCCTCAGCTACAGTCCACATTCAACCAAACCTCGATAGCGCTCCATCGCGTGGTTACGATATCTGCCATCTTCACCATGAGGTCAGGTTCTCGCGTTCCCGGAATGTATGCTGCGACGAGCCGGCCTGCACCTACCGCATACCCCATTTCCATGCTTGCACTTGGGCCGCACGGCATGACCATGATGCAGCAATCCGCACGCTTCAACGCATCCATATCTCGGTTGAACCCTTCGATGGCTAACGGATGCGAGAGTGCCGCGACATACTCTGCTGGCGTCCAGTTCTGCCAGTTGGGGTCGATGAACCTCCACCCAAAGCCACCCTCTCCCTCTGCCGCGCTCCAACCATCCCCACCAGCCTTGAAGTCATAAACCTCATGTCCTAAACCACGAAGCTTTGCCACGACCTCTTGCTGGAATGTGTTGCGCCACGAACTAGCAACGTAAATCTTCATTCGTCTCCTGCTTTCTGGCTCTCGCCCTTGCTCACTTTACCTTTATGCCGAGTTTGTCTACCGTGCGCTTTGTTGCCCAGCCGCCCGCTAGGAGGTTGTAGAGCGTTTGTCGGGATACGCGCCGTTTCTTAGCAAGCGTCCGCAGACCACCTGCTTCCTTGATGAGTCGTTTTACCTGCGCTGATACTTCCATGAGCACAACTGTAATTATTTTAGAGAAAGATGTCAAGGGGGTATTGACATGTCCAATCACATCGGCTAAATTGGGTACACGCTCAAGAACGACAGAGCACAGGAGATGACACATGGCACAAGAGTTGGATACTACCTATAAAGTCGTTAGGCGCGAGGGATGGTGGTCGGTATACCGTTTTCTTGGTGTCGAGCGTCAGACGCAAATGTATTCAACCATGAACAAGATAAAGGCCGTTGCCGTCGCCGAATACCTGGCCGAGCGGGAATCTATCTGCTCATATTGCCACGGCAATGCTTACTTGGAGCGCACTCCATGCCCTAAATGCGGAAGAAACAAACTGGTAGTTGCGGCCTAAGCTGATTCACCCCCACCACTCAACCGTCTAGCGGAGTTGCTAGAAGAAAAAGGTCTTACGATGAAGCACGGATATACATGCTCATGCGGATGGCAGTTGAAGCGGGTTGGCACGCGGCGCGGCTATGCTCAGGCTAAAGAACAGCACGCGAACTCCTGCGCCTTTCTGAAAAAGGAACTTGAGCGCTCAGGCAAGCGGGCATGACCTACGACGCTACCGCGCTCCTCGCCATCTACGTTTTCCTAGCCATACCTGCGTTCCTTGCGGCAATAGGTATTACTCACTGGCTGGTTGAGTTTGTAATGTTTGCAGCACACCTTTGGAGGACACGATAATGCCAAGAGTTACTAATCACATCAGTCAGGGACGCGCCGCAGGGGTAGTAAAGTGCTGCCGTTGCGCTAATCCCATCGTCAAGGGTGAGCGGTACTACCAGTGGGCTATCAAGGCCCAGCGCGGCGGTACGGTCTATCGCCAGCACGAAAGCCACGGTCGCCCAAAGCAGAGCCAGTTGACCCACTCGAAGATGTCAGGCGTATATGCAGCCATCGAAGGCGCGGAGGAAGCTATTCAAGCGGCGGGTTGCTGCGCGGATGTAGCGGAAGCTCTGCGGTCGGCGGCAAATGATATCGAGAGCGTCCGCGACGAGTATCAGGAATCGCTCGACAATATGCCCGAAGGCTTGCAGCAAGGCGATACGGGCCAGCAAATTGAAGAGCGCGTTTCCAACCTTGACGATTTTGTTAGCACCCTCAATGATGCTGCCGACGAGTGCGAAGGCATGGAAGAGGAACCAGAAGAGCCAGCGGAAGGCGAAGAGGCCGAAGAATCTGACGGCGGTCTGGAAGCTGCTCAGGAACGCGCAAACGAAGCTCTCGGCGAAATGAACGCCTAACCCTCCACCCTCTACCAAGGAGCAATACAGTGCCAGAAAACACGCAAATTGAGCGCGCAGCAACCACGCCGATGGACAAGGAGAAATCAATATGAGCCTCAGTAATCCGCATGAAAATGGTCAGCCCAACCCTGCTACTCGCTGGTTTGAATGGAACGGTGAGCATGGCGCAATCAGCTACTACGACAAGGACGCGAAGAAGAGCATTGAGGTTCCGATGCCGTTCACGTTCATCCTGCTTGACGAGCTTGGGAGTGTGCGCGGATGGCACGATGCAAGCTCATCCGGCATCTACTCCAACGAAGTCAAGGACACCCGCCAGGACACTTTGGTTGTCAAAGCCTTCAAGGGTGGAACTCTCGTGGAAGGTCTGTACCGGGATATCAAAGACCGCATCAACACGCTCGGCGGATCGTTTCACGCCAACTGCTACATCGCGTTCAAGAGCCAGGCCGGCGAACTTCTGATTGGTGCGATTCGCTTCAAGGGTGCGACCCTCGGCGCATGGATGGATTTCCGCAAAGACAACCGCAAAGACTTCTACAAAAAAGCTATCAAGATGGATGGCTTTGTCGAGGGAAAGAAGGGCCGGATCGTGTATCGTGTCCCGAAGTTCTCGATGCTTGATATTTCCCCAGAATCAATCGCTCTGGCCATCGAACTGGACAAGACCTTGCAGGAGTTTCTGAGCGGCTATCTTTCCCGAAACAAGCAAGACCAAGCAGAGCAGGTTGCCCCGAAGCATGAAGGCTCTCACGCTGATTCCGACCAGTCACCCGACGATGCCTACGAAGAAGAGCAATCACAAGAGCAGCCGCCCGTTGATTCTTACGACAACCAGACTCTCATCACAGACGACGACATCCCCTTCTAATGCTTATTCCTCACACATTCTCGCGCCAAGGACACGCTTACCGCGTCAAGGGTAATTATGTTCTGTCTACGTCGGACATCCTCTCACTCAACGCCTTGTGCTTGTTTGAGGGGGTTCCGGCAGAGATTCTGGAAGCCGCTGCAAAGCGTGGGCAGATGGTGCATGAAACTATCCAGTGCATTGAGGAAGGTGTTTCACTTCCCCCGCGCACAAAAGAAGCGCAGGAAAGGGTTGTCTCCTACCTGCGATGGAAAGAGAAGACTGGGTTTCAAGTATGCGGGCCTATCGAACGAAGCGTAGTTTATGACCACCTTGGCAGTGGAACTTTGGTAGGTGGAACGCCCGACCTGATTGGCAGAATCGGTAACGATATCTGGGTTGTCGATCTAAAGACGTGTGCAAGGCAGTCAGGCAAAGCAAGGCAAATGAAGATGCTCGAATGGCGACTGCAAACACAGAGCTACTTTGAAGCATTGCAGGAAGACGAACCGCTCTGGAAATCACTGGGCAAGGATGCGAAGCAGATGCGCCGCGCAATTTTGCACCTGCACCCTCAGTGTGGAATCGAGAAGCGCGGCGAAAAGAGATTGGGCTACGAGTGGAATCCTTTCGAGGTTGACGACTCACACAATTGGGATGCTGCGGTAAAGATGGCAGCTCTAAAACTTTCAAACGGTCACAAGACACCTGATAGGAGATAAGTATGCCAGGGAAAAGTCGAGATAATTGACCGCATTTTTTGAAATTCAACCAAAGAGGAGATAAGACGATGGAGCAGGAAACAGGACTAGCGATTATTCAGAGCATCACCGCAGTTGAGCTTTTCAAGCCCGGCGCCGCCGATGACATTTTGGCCCGCATTGAAGCTGAGGTTCGCGCTACCCCGAAAGACATCAGCACCGAAAAGGGCCGTGATGCTATCAAGAAGCTATGCACTAAAATCACAAGCTCTAAGGGGTTTGTGGAAGAACAGCGCGTCGGCCTTGTTTCGGAAGAGAAGAAGAAACTAGCTTTGGTTGACGCGGAAGGCAAGAAGTACCGCGACCGCTTCGATGCACTCAAGCAAGAAGCGCGTAAGCCTCTCACGGACTGGGAGAACGCCGAGAAAGACCGTGTGGCTAACCATGAAGCGAACATCACTGCGATGGAGACTGCCGGCACTCTGGACTTCGGTGCAACCATTGCCGAGATTCAGGAGCGTATCCGCATTGTCTCCCTTGTAGACCTAACCACTTTTCAGGAATTCACCGAGCGCGGTACGTCCACCAAAGCGAGCGTTCTATCTGCCCTCGAAACTAAGCTGAAGATTGCTGAGAAGCAAGAGGCTGACCGTATCGAGATGGAAGCGATGCGGGCTGAGAAGGAAGCGCGGGAAAAGAAAGACCGCGAGGAACAGATTGCACGAGAGGCGCGAGAGAAGGCCCAACGCGAGGCAGAAGTAGAGCGCCAGCGTGTAGAGCAGGAGAAGTTCCAGGCTGAAGCCCGCGTAAAGCAGGTAGAGGCAGAGAAGGCCGCTGCCATTGAAAAGGCCAAGAAGGATGCTGAGGAAGCCGAGAAGCGCCATGCTGAGGCTACCAAGGCCGCTCAGGAGCGTGCAGAGCGTGAGGCCAAGGAAGCAGCCGAGCGTGCCGAGAAAGCCCGCTTACAGGCCATTGCGGACGAGCAGAAGCGCATTGCTGACCAGAAAGCAAGGGAAGCGGCTGAAACGAAGGCGCGAGAGAAGGACAAAGAGCATAAAAAGACCATCAACAATGCTGCTGTGGCCGCTCTTGTTGAAGCCGGACTCACAGAAGCACAGGCCAAGGTTGCTATTTCTGCAATCGCAAAGGGAAACATTCCCGCTGTAAAAATCTCGTATTAGGAGCGATCATGCTGGACTATCTTGATTGGTTGGAAGCAAGCGGATTTTATGAAGATGAGTGGAGCGAACCGTAATGGACATGCTGCTCAGTATCCCTTGGTGGGACATAGGAGTCTCGCTCATCATCATCGTGTGCGGTTGGTGGTATGACCGCGAACCTCGTAGAGACGAAGACTAAGGAGATTTATGTATCTCTTTCGCAAGGAAGTATGTACTGAGCCGATGGTTGGAATTGTCCACCACTGCGCAATCATGGCCGCGCTCACGAATGGCTGGCCCTACACGTTTATCTCGGAGGCCAGCAATGAACCTTCCTGACAATCCCGCAAACGACCCAGAAGACCCAATGTACGACGATGCCGAGCGCGAGATTCAAGAGCGCGAAGACCAGGAACTCAACCGCAGCAATCCCGAATACGAATAGAGGACACCATGCCAGCCAAGTCACAAGCGCCCCAGAATGAATCGGATAGCAGTTCCGACACCAGCAATACGAGTTTTCGCATGACTGGAATGATGTTTTTCCTCGTCGCCTGGATCTCGACTCTTGTCTTGAGTGCCAATCGCTCCTATGTTTATCACTCGCCGTCCCGCAAGTTTTTCTATGAGAACAGTCTTGCTTATCACGAAACCATATTCCTCAAAGACGCTACTTGGCCCTGCGGGGACATAAGGAAGTGGAAGCCTTATCACTACGAGGTAAGCGATTACACGGTAACTTTGGAGGATGGCATATCGGATAATGAAGCGCCGCATTTCCAGAGCCTATCCGCAGCAGAGCAGTTTCTCGCGCAACACGGATGCAAGTAAGGCTGTACCCCAAAAGGAGCAAAAGTAGATGAGCAACCAAAATGTCAAGCTCATGAGGATTGACGGCCCCGGCCCATATTGCATGGACGGTGGGGTTTGTCATCACAAGTTGGTATTAGACCACCTTTGCGGAGTTAGGCACTGCGCTCACGATACCCAATGGGACATCGTCGGGCCGGACGGTGCGGCGCTAGGACAAAGCTGGGGCGACCATGCCTTCGTATCCGACCTCTGCGACGAATTGAACGATGCCTACGCAAAGGGGCGTGCCTCTCTAGTAGGAGGCCCGCAGGATGAGTTGCCGCCTTTGGATGAAAATACGATGCGCGGCCCTGCATGGCAGGCGTTGTATGACCGCTTCAACGAGTTGCCCGTTCCGCAAGAGCGCGTGTGGGAAATTCAGGCAGATTTGACCAGCGCCCTATCCCAACTCCGTCAGCGAGCCGCCCACGAAGCGCTGTACATGGCACGGTGTAAGAAAGCTGAGTCAGCTCTAGCAGCCGCAAGGGATGAGATTGCCATTGTGCGCAAAACAAATATGAGTGTCCAGCGAGAATCCATTCGCAACTTTGAGCGAGCGGAAAGGGGCGATGCTGAGATTCAAGAACTGCGCACGGCCCTGCGGGTTCAGGAGAAGGATGGAAAACAGTGAAGCGCAAAGTTCTTTCGATGAGGTTTTATCGGGTTAGGTGTAAGCCGGGTTATGGGTCGGTGATGATGGAGTTGGAGTGCGGCCACACGCTCGGACGCAAGCAGAGCGAGGCTAAGAATGTCGTGCCTGGCGTTTCGATGGTCACTTGCAGGCAATGCGAACCACAGGAGAAGCGATGAGCGAGCCTACACCTCAGCACTCAAAATGGGTACGCATGACCGAACCAGAATTACGCACACTCGTCGAGCAATTGGAAGAACTCGTTGCCGCCGCTAACCTGCGAGCAGACCAAGCAGAAGAACATGCTGACAGGTTAGGCGCGCGCGTCGATCAACTGCAAGCGGAAGTCGATACGCTCAACTTCAAAGCGAAGGCAGCTTCCCCAGCCCTATGCTTCCAAAGGGCGCTTGAGGCGGTGTGTGCGCTTGACCGTGAGGACAATCGCTTCAAGCAATCGCTCTATGCGGATTGCGAGCAAGCTATCCAGCGTTTGATTGACAGCACCAAGCCAGCAGATACTTTGCTCTGCTCGGATTGATAGAGGAGCGAAATGAGTAAGCTTTACAAATTAGCGCCGCACGTTACCGCTCAGTGGGACGTTCATTCTGGAGCGCCATGCATACAGGGAAGGCGTATATCTACGGCTCACATCGCAGGACAGTTTGCATCGGGACGAGAGATACAAGAATTGGCAGATGACTTTCGCTCTCCCGTGGAGCATATCGAGGCCGCTATCCGTTATGAGTTCAACCGCAGAGTGAAGCGTAAGCCAGAATTTCGCGCCAATAAGCCGGACGGTAGCAAGTGATGCTTACAGAGGAGCAAAGAAAATGATTAACTGGATATACGTTCGCTATCGCACAGTCTGTTTCTTTTTCAGCATCGTGTTTCGCAGGTGGACTCCTGAAACTGCTCGTTTCATGCCGCGCGAGACATGGGATCTTGGCTGGGATTTATGGAAGGACTGGGACAGCACTCGCTATCGCAGGACATGGAAACCATGATGCTTCCCGAACTCAGCAAGCCGCTCTGGATTCCGCCCGCGCCCGGGAAGTCATCCAAGCACTGCAACAGCGTAGCGAACGCAGGCACAGGGAAGCGTCTTATTTACGCCTACTGCACCAAACCACGCGGGCATGAGGATGAGACTGAGCACTATGATGGCGTGCGTAATTTTAGATGGTCAGCACCGCTTTTGTTCTGGAGTGATTTTATGCCATGATTTTGGACGCAAGAAAAGCCGCCAGTTTTGACGGCATGTTTCCTGCAAAGAAATAGGTGAGGAAAGTTCCCCTCACCTGAAGTAGAAGTACAAATCTCACACTAAGGATAACTAATGGCAACCAAGAAAAACAAATACGTGATCGTTCGCACTTACTCTGCGGGCGTATTCGCTGGCAATCTCGAATCCCGCGCAGGGCAAGAGGTTGTTCTGACCGATGCACGCCGTCTGTGGTATTGGACTGGCGCTGCATCTCTCTCGCAACTCGCTGTATCGGGAACTTCTTCCCCAAAAACCTGCAAGTTTCCTACTCCTGTTCCGCGCGTTGAATTGCTCCAGGCAATTGAAATCCTCGACGTAACGCCGGACGCCGAGAAATCCATCAAGGAAGTGCCAGAGTGGAAGCAGTAGACCAAAAAGTGGGCTCCGGCTCCGGCTCCGGCTCCGGCTACGGCGACGGCTACGGCGACGGCTACGGCGACGGCTACGGCTCCGGCTCCGGCTCCGGCGACGGCTACGGCTCCGGCTCCGGCGACGGCTACGGCTCCGGCTCCGGCTCCGGCTACGGCTCCGGCTACGGCTCCGGCTACGGCTACGGCTACGGCTACGGCGACGGCTCCGGCTACGGCTCCGGCTACGGCGACGGCGACGGCTCCGGCTACGGCTACGGCGACGGCTCCGGCTACGGCTCCGGCTACGGCGACGGCGACGGCTCCGGCAGGGGTTAAACAACAGCCGCCCCAAAGTACGGGGCGGCGTTTTACTTTGAATTGTGCGGGTCTGCCGGTTCAGCACGCCGGAAGATTGCTAAGGTCTATCGGGGAAGACAAACCCGCAGAATTATCTTGACAGAGTATCGGCTATATGTCAATCTGTCGTTGCTAAGGTGTATCGGAATCACAAAACAACGTGACGGTTTGGTTCGCAAGACTCCTACCTCCGAAACATAAAAACAACGGCTTGCTTTTGCAGTAAGGTCTACTGGAAATAGGCACCAGATGTTCGTAACAAGCGCATAACCGTGGCTCCGGGCTGGTAGTGAATCCAGCGATACCCCTACGTCCACGTCCTATGGCACAGCCGCAAGGCTAATAAATGCGCCCCTGTTGCGAACAAGAGACTAGCCGATGCACCGAGTAAGACTCACCCACAGCACACTACTAAGTGCCGAGGGATGGGGTTTGTCTAAATCTTGTTTTGGAGGAATGTAATGAGCATGAGCGATTACAGAAGGCCAGCCGATTACCAAATCACCAAGCATTACCGTTGCGGTGGGTGCGGCAGAGAAATCGAGGTCGAGTCTTGCTACTCGCCCGCACTGTGTTGCGGAATGGAACCGCAATCAACTGGTGAATCATA